GCTGAACAAGAAGCAACTACTTTTTTAATATTATTTGAAGCATTTGGAATTGGCAGAACGGGAGCCACTGGAGCTGGTGCTGCTGGAATTGGAACTGGAACAATCGGCGTGTTAAGAATTCTATTAACCTCATTTTGAATTTCTTGATAGTTATAGCCTGCCGATTCTAACTGTGCTTTTCTCTGTGATCCTGCGCCCCATTGGCCCGCAATAACTTCTCTTGCAATGGTTGTAACTGGTTGACCAACTACTTGTGGAACAACCGCTGTCTCGTCGTCATACTTTGGTGTTATAAAGCCTCTGATATATCGGCCGTTAACATTAATAGTTCTCTTTCCAACTGCTGAGTCTTTGTTTCCCTCAATAACTGTCATATAGCCGGAATTAACGTTTACAGTTTCAATAATTCCTATATGATTTGGCCAGCCCTTATCATCACCTTTACCGCTATCTTTCCAATTGTACACTATTCTATCGCCTGGCTTTGGAACATAGTTGTCTGCTTCCTGCCAAATCCCCATGCTCATAGCCAATGCAACCATCTCCCCAACGCCTATCTCTAAAGGCATTACAGATGCATAACCAAGAGCAATGTCTACTGCAGAACAAAAACCTGCGCACCACTCCCAGGAATATTGCATTTTAGTACCCCTTGCATAAGGCATGTGACTATTATACATATCTACAATTAATTTAAATGAACCGTCTTTCTCATTTTTTCCAATCCAAGATCTTGCCTGATTTACTACTGCTTGTCTGCTTATCATTATTTTATTATCCTTTCGTATTATACTTTGCTTTACGTGCCTCATTTAAGGCTTTGTTTTGCTGCATTATTTCTGCCTGACTCATTTTCTTCTCTGGACCATTCTTTACATTGCATACGTCAATAAGAGTCATAAGTCTGCTTAGATGCCAATATTGACATTCAAAAGGTATTGTACTAGCAACCATCCAATAGTATATTAACTCACTAGTTATTTGCTCGTTGCTTTTTTTACCAGAAGATTTTATAGTGGTTGCTGTAAATTGAGTTTCTATATAATTGTTAATTTCCTCGTGGTGTTTCATCATTGTAACATAAACAGCTCTTTCCTGACGCGGTCCCAAATCCATACACTGTATATAGTCCACAAACTCGTCTGATGTTTTTGGCTCTTTTGTCAAGAAAGGCTTTTTATGCATAGTTTCCCATTTGGAAAGTGATACTAGAGAATGCTCAAGATGTATTATTCCTTCTGGCATCATTACAAACGTTTCTTCCGCTTCATCCCATATTTCTGCGGTTGATGGAATTTGTAAGTCTAGCATATTAATTACCTCTTAGTTCTGTGGTGCTTGCCATGGAGCTACAGGGGCAACGGTGTGCGGTGCACCATAGGATTGATCAGCTGGCATAGAAGTCTGTTCTACTGTTTGATTGTATGATGGGACTTGAACCGGCTGATCAAAAGGAGTGATAGTTGCTGGAGATAAGGCTAACGCTTGCTCAGCCATAGCCTGTTTAAACTCTGGTCTATTTGCCAGTTCTGAAGGAATAATTCCGTTAATAAATGCTGCGGCCTTTACGTCATCATACATCAATTCTGTATACAGTTTACCAAATGCTGGCATCTGTGAAAACTCTGCCGATAGCTCAGGGGTTTTTATGAATCTTCTTCCATCTGCACTTTTTTCGCCATATGAATCTAAAACTAACTTTTTAAGTAATTTTGCAATAGCCGGTTGATCCTGCAAAGCTATTACTTTTTTAAGCTCATCAGCGAACCCACCAGTAGTTGTAATCTGTAATTCTAATAGTTCTGCTTCACTTAAGTTAAAGTAAAAGTCTTCTTCTCGTTCAACACCATTAAAGTCTGTATATTTTATTGTCCTTTTAGTCATTTTTAAATCCTCCTTTTAATTAAAAAGGGGCCCTATACGAACCCCATCCTATAGTTTATAGTTTCTATCCAGCGGTATTAATTAACGTGAATACTTCTGCTGGAAATGGTAGTCTTGCTTCTACTAATTCCGTTCCGTAAAGAATGTCTTCAAGCGCTTTAAGTTTTGCAATATCAACTTTGGTGCTGTTAATTGATAGTCTAGCAGATGGTTTAAATCCAGGAACCTCTACTGCGGAAGTTGAAATTTCCCATGATAAAGTCATTGCTTCTGGAGATTCATTGATTGTCTGATATGCTCTTTCTGATGGTGCAGTAGTGCAACCATACACAAGATGAATCATATAGCCAAAGTCTTGTTGATCTAAATCATTACCAAGCTGGGTCTGGTATGATAATCCAAAAGTATTTCTCTTTTGTTGGTAAACCTTTACTCCTGGCATAGCTTCTGCTGATCCATCACACTCTGCAAATTTATCAGGATATGTGAATGCTTCAATAGAGCATGCAAAGTCTTCGCTTGAAATTAATGATACATACTTTTTATTGTCTGCGTATTGTGGAGTAGATTCTGCTCCAGAAGGTGATTCAGTAACTCCTGTTACACCATTCCATGCATATCCAATAGCATATGAACTTGATACTGCTACATAAGGATATAGCACAACTTTCTCAATACCTGTTTCGTAGAATCTCTCTCCTACTTTGTCCCATTCGAGTTTTTTACTCGCCATGATTTATTCCTCCTTAGAAATATATGGTGTATTTTTCATGATACAAATTGTCCATTATGTATCCAGCATTCCATCTAATACCGGGAAATTTTGATATTATATCCGATAGTGGTTTGTCTGGTGTACGTTCTATAACAATTATATCATAATACTGCTGTTGATTGTACACGCCATTGTTGGCGCTTTCGTTTCTTTTTTCAGACTTTGAATATTTTATTGCCGGGTACTTCATACCTTTTTCTGGTGCTTGAAAATATACATGTTCTTCTCCTAGCGGATCATACAACAACATAGCGTTCACCAAAAGAGCATGCAGTTCTAATTGTCTACTCGCCATTGTATACTCCTCCAACTTCTAGAATTATTCTTGGGCGCTCAAGTTCAATACTTGTCACCTCCCATTCTGACCCTAAATATTTTATAGATTTTATGTTTCCTCGATTTTCTATAATGAAGGGGTTTGCTACAATACTAAACTTATTAGATAGAGTTAGAGTATCAAATATTTCGGACCCACTCTGGTTTCTTCTTCTATTAGAGAGTACCTCTCCCCTACAAGGTTTATATATTGTTTGGGGAGTGTACACTCCAGGAGAAGTTTTAGTGCTTATCACATATCCAATTTCTCCTGAGAATTTTGCCATTTTGAATTTCCTCCTGACTAACCCACAGTATCGATGGTCTTGAACTCAATAGCAATTGCAGAATAAGGTTTAACTAATGCACCAGAGCATCTGGTCTCGATTAAGTATTTCTGTTGATTGTAGTCAATATCAAAGTCATCAAACATATTAATTGCCCCACCTTTGTCAGCGCCAACGTTGTAATCCATAAGGTTTACAATTAAAGCCAATAGTTGGAAGGTATCACCTGCGTCAGTTCTAGTAGCATTTTCTAATACTGGAACTGAAACAATCTCTTTAAGACGCAATTTTGTTGCCAACTTTTCAACTGATTCATAAATGTCTCTTCCAGTAGTATCTTTAACTAATAGGCACTCTGTTAAGATATCTTCGTTAAAGTATCCTGTAGGATTTCCAGAACCTTTGTATTCTTTACGGGCTCTAATAATAGATTCAATAAAGGCTTTAGCTTTAACATCTCCAGTAGCAGTTGTAGGGGCGGAGATCACTTTCTTGATGGTATATAATGCAGCATCAGTCCAAATTGGACGAATACAAGATTCATTGATCTTGTCGTCACTAGAAGGTAATCTACCATCTCCAACAAGGAAGGCTCTTGCTAATTCCTCGTTAAGCATGATTCTCATTTCTGCTTTCAAGAATACTACTACGTCCCAATCAGCAATGTCAATCATATCATCGCGATCAATCTTTTGTTTCTTATATACGGTTGTTGGTGAGGTAGTTCTTTTTAACAAGGAGAATACTTCCTCTTTCTTTAAGGCTCCTTTAATATAACCTTTAGCTCTTGCTTCATCTTCAGTGATGTCTGCAAAGATTGATTTGATTCTTGAGAAAGGTGTGTGATGTGTGTTTTTCATAACGTTATCTACCCATCCCATGTCTCTACTAATTAATAGAGGACCATCGGTTACAGCCATTGCATCAGGGAACATGTATTCAAGATTTGTAATGCCGTGTGCTAAAGCACTGTCTTTAAGACTTCCGTATCTCTTTGCGTCCGTAATAACCGCCATAAGTTCTGCACTGTGCGCCAAGTAGTTATCTTCCTGGTCACTCTCAAAAAAGTTGTGTTTCATATCATCCTCCTCGATGTCTTCATAATCTTCATCTTCATCTTCATAGTCCTCGTCCTCGTCCTCGTCCTCGTCCTCGTCATCATCTTCAATTAATTCGCTAACGATATAATACATTGCTTGTTTCTGTTCTTCAGTCATGGTATCAATAATCTCATTAACTGTAAGGTCGTCTTGTTTAGGCATGTCATCCTCCTCTTCGAGCAGATCTTCTTCTGCGTGTGTAAGTACTTTTGTTCTTGTAGCGGCTTTTGGGGAATATTCTATATCTCCATGAATTATTAGTTCTCCAGAATATATAAACGCTTCTTCTTCACTAATGTCTCCATGTTTCATAGTGGGTTCAATCTTAGCCCCAGGGTTTGCTCCAGCTAATACTAGGCTTACTTCTTTAATGTCTCCATAATTAACTTTTGGGCCACTCTGTTTGAGACCGGTTGCAAAGATTGAAACACAATCTATATCACCGCTATCTACTAATTCTCGAGCCACTTGTCCTTTTTCGGAGTCATTAAACATTCCATAAACATAAACCCCCTCTGGATGATTCTCCAGATATCCATGACCAAGAACATTTGTGGGATCCGTATGGTCATGGTTCCACATAATTGGAACTTTCTTCCCATCATTTTGTTTAAAGGCATCTGGCATAATTATTCTACCATCACCACAGACTATGTTGCTTTTTGTAGCCCAGCCTGCAAAATCATACTTAGGCATTTTGAATTTCCTCCTTCTCTATACTTTCTGCGGGCTCGTTGAGGTTCTTGTTCTTAAGCTCATCAGCCCGTGGATCTGTTGACGGTTTCCTTCCTAGAATTTCTCGGATTTCATTTGATGATAGTATCTCGTTTCTGGTTAAGGATTCTGCCATAGTAACTATTTCTGATGCTGGCACCAACTTAAACGGATCAAAGAAACTTCTAACAACTTTTCCTTGTGTCCGGGAAGTTTTAGATATAAACGTTCGATTCATTGATGCTACAATTGTAGCAACGCACGGCTCAACTATTCGGTTGTAGTAGTTCTGCATTGTAGTTGCGTTTGCAGTTCCGTCAAGAATCCCTTGAGTCATTCCTATTTGACTTAGTAATAAATTGGTCAAATATTCAACCTGCTTCATTAGATTATTCTCAACTGGGCGATTCAATTGAGTTATCTTTTCAGTTGCGTCGGCGTAAGCTATACCATACTTAGTTCCCGTAAGTTGCATTTCAATAGACTTCCGTCTTTCTTCTGCTTGATCTTTCCTTAGCTGAGATTTTAAGTTATATGGCAACTGGATTATTAAGTCTAATTTTCCAGATCCACTCTGCTCATCAATTGAATCTAGGAGGCTTAATTTTCTTGTAAGTCTTTGACCGGTTGAGTTTGGTTCGTTCATTAGTTGATAGAAAGGGTTCTCACATATTGCTATCAATTTTTTAGGCACGGTTCTCTCTTCTTTAAGTCCAGTGTGTTCATTATAGATACGTATTCTAACATCCTTTGGAAACCATTCTAGAATTTTACATACTCTCATAGTATAGATGGAATATCCATCATTATGCCGTGGATCTAGATTTGTCTCAATTGGTAGTAGACCTATGCACCCTTCTTCTAACATAGAATATGCCGCATCCATTATGAGTTCTCTTCCTGACTGATCAGTATTAGCTTCTATGGTTAAGCACTTGTTAAGTGGGTTGTCTACTATTGATCCAAACCGTCCTTCTTTGTCAAGCTGTATTACATTGAATGATAGAGCGCTTACGTCCAGAGCAATCCTAGTACATATAACAGTCATCATGGTTTTGTCTTTGTAACCATAAGGTCGTACTCTGTCTGGTCTTAAATAGGAGGATGGTCCTGAACTTTGTGTAGACGCATTACTACTTAATACGTTGTGAAACGCGTGCTTTAGTGTGTCCATTACACCCATGAAATCCTCCCCTATTATTTATTTAGTATATTTCCAGCATAGTCTTTACCAGTTTTCTTTTTGGTTATCTTTTTGATAGCATTTCTTTTATTTCTGATAGCTGTTATTCGATCAATCTCAGCATACATTGCATTTTCCTGCTTAACTAGTTCATCCCATTCTCTCTGCTCTTTTTGTGTCATTTGAAGCTTGTGTTGTTGGGCATTATTGTGGTTAGTGGTTGTAGTTTTATGAACACTTGCTTTGTTATGATTATACTCTCCAAGAGCTTTTTTGTTAAGGTCATCTTTGTGCTTTTGAGCAAAATTATGGTTTGATGTTGCGGAAGCTTTCTTTTGCATTTCTAGTTTATGAGCACTAGCAATAGCGTGATTTCGATCTCTAGCTTCTTTATCCGCTTTATGAGCACTAGCAATAGCGTGATTTCGATCTCTAGCTTCTTTATCCGCTTTATTCTTCAATGCTTCTACTCTTGCTTTTTTTATACGAGACATTCTAATAGATTCTTTTTTAGCAGCCTCTCGGCGAGCAATCTGTTCAACATACGCAGCAGCCTTTCTAGCCTTATCTTGTCTTTTAGCTTTCTCTATATATGCCGCTTTTTTTCTTGCTGATTCCTGTCTGTTTGCCTTTGATAACAACTCTGAGGAAATCCTTCCAGTCTCTTGTCGTGCTGATTTTGTAATAAAGTCTGCCTCTTGTCTTTTAGCTTTTTCTGAATACTCCGCACTCTTTCTAGCAACACCTTGTCTTTTAGCTTTTTCTGAATACTCCGCACTCTTTCTAGCATCAGAGTCTCTTCTCCCTCCATGCTCTCTAATACTCTGAGTATTGGTTGATTCACCGGTTGAGGTGTCTAAATTTCCAGTACTTTTTGAAGCGGTTTTCTTTCCATTTCGCTTTCCATTAGTAAATCCCCACTTCATACCTTTTTTTCCGTGGTAAATAACTATCCCTTGGTTACCTTCAAATGTCATTTCTTTCTCCTCCTTAATTATAGGGTAGCTAACTTATATTCTTTACCCTCTATTGGTCAAGAACCAGTTCATGTATCTCTCGCCCATGTTAACTTGCTTTTTGTTAACCATTTTGTTAGCACTATCTGCTCCCATAACATCTACTACATCCTTATACCACTTAGCGGCTTTATAGGCGTTTGTGAAAGCCTGTTTTTTCTTCTCTTTTGTATCTGGAGAATCGTAATGCTTGTACAACGATTTATTATATTGCTTTTGTTTTTTTTTTCAGATCTGGCATCTAGCTTATTCATTTTCTTTTGGGCTTTGATCATTACGTTTGGATCACCAGATCTTTTCCCCCATCTCATACCTAACTTTCCATAGTGCATTAGTGTGTCGGAATCTACATTGTTGTATTCCAACATATATCCTCCTAACTGTACGCTTCTTGATTTAATTTTAATGCTACCCAAGCATCTAAAAGTGCTGACACAGCATCTATCTTTTGTTCGTATCTCTTTTTATATAGCTTTCGATTACCGTTGGTGTCTTCCTTAACAACGCAGTTACCCATTGTAAACGACATTAAGTCTTCATCAAACAACAGCATCTTTTCTTCAGCCATCATTTTTATTTCTCCAAGCGGAACTGATTCAGTCTTAGCTCCTTGGATTACTTTCTCTACACCGAAAGGCCCATTTTCTAATTTCCATCTGGAGATGAACGCATCCGAGTTATATGGATCATAACCAACACTTCGTATGTCATACTCCATTTTGATTATATAATCATCTAGATCCTCATAGACATCCATCATGTCTAACACCGTGCAATCCATAACCACTAAACTTCCTTCTCTAATGAATGATTCATACTTTGAGCGCATTGCTTCTGGAAGTCGGTCAAATGTTACTTTGGATATGTAGTTTCTAGTCTTAACCCCATACTGTCCACCTGCTAAAGGGAACATGAATGTAAACGCACAGAAGTCGTCTCCTTGCGAAAGATCCATTCCTAACGAACAAGTGTAGCCAATATAACTTCTTCGTCTATGAACCAGAGTGTCTTCGTATGCAAAGAAGTATGTGAATCCTTCTAGAGCTATACCGAACCTTTTTGCAAGTATGTCATTTCTTGTTGCTGGTGCTTTTTCTGCTCTTTCAACATCTTGTTGATAGACATCATATGAAACGGTTTTACCTAAGTTTGGATTAGCCTTCACCCACATTTCAGGACAGTTAACTTCCTCAATGGAGTCTAGTTTGTAGTAGAATATTGAAACATGAGGGGCATAGTACTCGCCATTTAATATTTTCAATAACTCCATTTTAAGAGTATCCCCACTACCATTTCGGACTGTTCCTTCTGAACTGGTTGCCACAATCAGATAATCATCAACCTTAGATGCTCCCTGTTCTATAGCACCAATAACATCTTCTCTTAAATCTCCGGAAAGCCATTCATCAATCGTTGCTAACTTTACTCTAAGGCCTTGAAGTTTAGCTATGGTCATTGGTCTGACTTCTATAAGACTTCCTGTTAGAAAATTTTCTATTCCTTTTTTAGTTGATACTAACTTTGCTCTGCTAGCTTTTGAGCCTGTAGTATTCAGCAACGAGCCAAATGTCAAGAACTTAAACAGTGGGCCTCTTGCTCTGGTTATGGCGGTCTTTATTGGAGACATTATTTCTTCCGCTTGTTTCATTGTTGGAGCGGTAGTTATCTGATGGGTAGTAGTGGTGTCAACCGTTGCCGTAAATGCGTGTAGTGCCGACCCATACAGTGATTTTGCTGCGCCTCGTCCTACTATAAGAATTTGCTTAACGGTTAATCTTTTTTTCATCACTTTCTCTACATACCGACCACCTTTTCTATCAGGCCACGGTTCATAGACTTGTCTATTTTGAAAGTAGTACCACCCATATATTTCTTCGGCCCATAACTTAAAGCTGTCTAAAAGAAACATGTCTGAACCATCAGTTAGGGTAAGTTCTTCTTCACAAAAGCTTATCCATCCTTCAACGGCATCTTCATCATAATAGAATTTCGGGTCTAAAACCAACTGATCTATACGATTCATCTCCATTGATATTTCTTTATTTACAGGTTCTTCACCTCTTATAACGGCATCTCTAAATTGGGCATAGTATTTTGGTACGGCCGTATTTGATAATGCCATTATAGTCACCTACCCTCTGTTATTTAATTCTAGTAGTAATTGTTGAACTTTTGCTTCTGCTGGATTTGGTGTAACGTCTCTCCAAACAGCATCCACTACCGCAGCTTTTCTATTGTTCTGTGGTTTAGGTGGTTTTGCTGCTTTCGCTGCTTTCGGCACTTTTTCTTGTTTATGTTGTTCCTCTGAGGTGTTAGCCTTAGTTCCTTCTGGTCTATTTGATGTTTTGAGTACCTCATACCCAAACATTGCATTTACACCTTTTTGCATTATGATCGTAGCTAATTGTGTAGCAACAGTATTTCCAGATTTCAAAAGCACACTCTTTACAAAATTTTGACCCGTCTTTTGACTCTTAGGAGTTTTTAAATCATACAACTTTTTCTCTAGTTCTATTCTTTCGATGCGTTCTTTCAATTCTGCGGTGGTCAATTCTTTGATCTTTGTCTTTTGTTGAGAATTACGCTTTAGCTGCATTCCCTTTTTTGATAGTTTAGGTTTCTTTTTTCGTCGGGCTTTTGCTACACTTTTAGAAGTGCTTGCTCCTCTCCGACCCCACTTCATTCCTAACTTTCCATAATGCATTAATTCGTCGTCGGTCGAGTAGTTCATACGGTCCCTCCTCTCTTGATTGCTGTCAGTACAATATCTATTCTAAACTCTGCTTCGGCGATGGTGCTTTTTATAGCCTCAATCATTGACTGACTTGTCGGTGGATCAAATATTATCTTAATCTTGAGATATAGCCATTCTTCAACCATGGCTAATCTTATGTCAGTATATATGTCCGACCATTTTTGGTTTCTATCCGATATTTTGTATCCGGTTTCTGGTCCTACACCTAGCTGAAAGGTTAAACTTGAAAGGGCAAAATTAATTGCCATTATTAAGTCTACGTCAAAAGACGGATCGTCTAGATCTATTCCCATAGGAGATTTAACGGAATCCAATATACTTCCCTCATATGTAGGCTCCATAATTTATACCTACAGATCTTTCAGATACTGTGACATACAAAATCCTTTAATTGCTCCGTGCTCGATTTTAGACCACACGCCGTCTTCGCTATCTACAGTAACATTGGTGTCTACTAAAACGGTTCCAAGTATTTCAGAATTAGCTAGGGCTTCCGAACGAATGTTTAAGGCACCACAACCGGTTACTTTTCTAATCACTGGTGCTTCCGTATTTACTTCTTCTGGTGTCGCTTCATTTACTTCTTCTTTGTCTATCATTACTGTCTCTTCAGCCGTGCTTTTTGGGTTACCAAACTTTTTAACTTCTGCCATTTCTTTTTCCTCCAAATTATACTTTCCAGGGACACATGTCATTTGCATAACGTGTCACCATTGGATCGGGTTTTATCAGTTCTTCTACACCATAGTGAATGCACTGATGGGTTACTTTTGAAGCAGATATTAGAAACTCTGGATTAAACACTTCTGGATTGTGGCTTAGAAGGTCTTCTATTGTTATTGGATTCATATGGTGTACATATATTATCCCGTATATTTCATAGCCATTAACCCCTAGATCATTTCCCATATCTCTTAATATTACTTCTCTTCTTATTTCTCGCCATTCATTAGAGGTATATAAGTCCTGATTGAGATATCGATGACTACCAAAAGTTTCAATACCAACTAATCCGTCCATAGACAGATACCTAAATCTTTCCTCGTGAGTGGGAATGGTTATTAATTCAGAGTATGTTCTAATCATTCTCTGCTCCATTTCCGCTATACTTTTTCATAGCTTCAATTGCTTGGGTAAAGAGTTCTTCTGTTCGCTTACTTGAAAGAAGTGACTCAGTCTTGGCTTCTAGTAGTTTCTTTTGCTCGCGCATTATGTCTAGTTCCAGCTGCGATTGGACTGTTCCAAGCTTTAAGAAGTGTGTTATTACTTGTGCTTTTGCTGTTCCATCTTTTAATTGCTTGCTTGCTAGGTCAATTGCGTCAGAAATCATTTCAGTAAGTTTGTCTTCTGGACCCATTGTAGGTCTTGTCATTGAGGCGGTCTTTGTTAGTTTTGCCATCCTTTATCACTCCTTTCATTATAGTTTGTATATGCTTTGGGACACCTTACTGAGTAGTTTAGAGGTACTTATGAATGCTAAAAGGAGAGTTGAAAGCAATCGTTCACCAGTCTTAAGGCTATAGGGAGCCTCGGAAGTTAGGTACCTGCGTACCTCCCCCTAGACTACTCAGCAGGATATCCCAAATGTTGTGGAGAATATGCC